GCTGCAAATAAACAAGCAGAGCTAGACATAAACTTAAACGGCAGGAAAAAATATATAAGAGCAGTAGCAACAGTAGCATTCAGCGGTGGTACTTCTCCTACTGTGCCTGTATCAGCAGTGGTTGTGCAAGGACTGGGAATCTTAGGAAGAGATATCTTCCTAAACTTCATAGTTGATTCTCCTGACAACGCAATTTTTTTGGTTGATACGGGAGGCTTTGCACCTGACTATACTGGTGAGGTGGTAAACGCAAACGAGAGTTTTTTAGTTAAGGTAGGCGCGCAGGCTGGGATGCTAAATCCAACTGTGCAGATAAGAGTACGCAACGTAGATATACAGCAAGCATACGCGAAAGCTTGGCAAATCTACAATCTTTTGCATGGAAAATCGTTCTGGGACCTGTCTGATACAGTGCATATTCTTTCCTGTCAGGCGATGCAACAGCCTTTTTGGATAGGCAGAGATGCAAAAGGCAGAGACGAAGTCTCTTGCAACTACTATTTTAGGGCAAAATTCTAACAAAAAGGAGGTATAAAGGATGGCAGTTTTTACAGGGTATGGAGGTTCTGTAAAAGTAGGTACTGCAACAATAGCAGAATTAGGGGAATGGAGTTTGGATATTGGCGTTGACACTCAGGAAACAGTAAAGTTTGGAGACCAGTGGAAGGAGTACGTTGCAACTTTAAAGGAATGGAGTGGTTCTTGCTCTGGTAGATGGGACATGACAGACACTGCAGGACAGAAGGCACTACAAGACGCACTTTTAGGCGGTACAACTGTAACAATTAAGTTCTACATTGACAGCACCAAGAACTACAGCGGTACAGCAATAATTGAAAAAATCTCCGTAAAATCAAGCGTAGATGGTGTAGTAGAGGTAGACTTCTCGTTTAAAGGTACTGGCGCACTAACATACACTGCTTCCTAAGGGAGATGATGTAGATGGCAGTATTTACAGGTTATAACGCAAGTGTCTACATAGCAAGCGGTACTCCTGTATCTTTCACTAACGAGGCGACAACTGCCTCGTCTGACTACAAGGTGTATGCAATCACAAACCAAGCAAAAAGATTTTGGAGCAGGAACTACGCCGTGACCGTTAAAAAGAATGGGAACATAATAACAACAGGGTTTACGGTACAGTATCCTGGCGGAAAGATAATCTTCACAACTGCCTTGCAACCTACTGACGTGGTAACTGTGTCGGGCTACTACATTCCAGTATCACAGATAGCGCAAGCAAAAGAATGGAGCTTAGACGTAGACGCAGAAACACAAGATGCAACAGTGTTCGGCAGTCAGTGGAAGCAGTTTGTTGTGACGTATCGTTCAGGTTCTGGGAGCTTGTCGCAGTGGTGGGCAGACTCGTTTTTCTTAAACAACCTTGCAGGGCTACTTGGCTTTGAATTAAACGTTGAAAGCGGCAAGGCATACAGATTCTACGGATATCTTACAAAGGACAGCATAAAAGTAGCAGCAGACAGTTTGGTAGAAGAAAGCTTGGATTTTGTTGCAGACGGACAAATCTATTATGGCTAGTAGAAGGAGGGATATTGTGAGCTTAAGAGAGAACATTTTAAAAGCGAACGACATTCAGGAAGAAATTGTCGAGGTACCAGAATGGGGTGTTAAGGTGCTTGTGCGAGGTCTTACAGGAGAGGCAAGAGCAAAGCTACTTTCTAAGGCAACAGACGTATCAAGAAAGATAGACTATGCACAGCTCTATGCCTCTCTTGTGATTCTTTCTACCTTTGACCCTGATACAAAAGAACAAGTATTTGAGGAAACGGACAGGGACGAGCTTATGAAAAAGAGTGCTACTGCAATAGAACGCATAACAACTGTGGCAATGAGGCTCTCTGGTGTCGGAAAGATAGAGGAGGAGAAAATTGAAAAAAACTAGCTACCGACCCAGAACGCCTCTTCTATTTCATGCTTGCAGAACAGCTTGGGATGACAGTCTCGGAACTGCTTGCGAAGATATCGTCATACGAGATATCGGAGTGGAAGGCTTACTATCGCATAAAGGATAAGGAACTCCAAAAATCGAGACAAAGGGGAGGGAGAAGATTAGGTGGCTGAAGTAGGAGAAATTAATGTTAGGATAGGTGCAGATATAAGCGAGTTTCAAGAAAAAATACGTACCACACAGTCGATGCTGGATGATTTTAGTAAAAACTTGGGTAGGCTGGGGCGTGACCTTTCTGCAGCGTTTACCCTCCCCCTCTCCATTATAGGGAAAGAAGCAATAAAAACAGGAATGTCTTTTGAAGACACTATGAAAAAGATTGTAGCATTAACGGGAACGTCGCAAAAACAAACAGATGAGTGGGCAAAGCAAATAAAGAAGATGGCGACTGAGGTCGGCAAAAGCCCCCAAGAACTTGCGGAAGCTTTGTATTTTATAGCGTCGTCTGGAATTGAAGCAAGCAGGGCAATTGATGTTTTAGAAACTGCGGCGAAGGCTTCTACAGCAGGCTTAGGAGATACACAAGTAGTAACAGATGCCTTAACTTCTGCTCTAAATGCTTATGCCAAAAGTGGGCTTACAGCAAAACAAGCAACGGCGGTGTTGATAAATACAGTAAAGTTAGGTAAAGCAGAAGCAGATGAGTTAGCAGGCTCTATAGGTAGAGTAGTACCAGTCGCGGCACAACTTGGGGTAGGTTTTGAAGAAGTCGGAGCTGCTATCGCTGCAATGACTTTGACAGGGTTGAGCGCAGATGAAGCTGTAACAGCTTTAAGAGGAGTTCTCACAACAATTTTACAGCCTACACAACAAGAAAGAGAAGCCTTAGCAGCATTAGGGCTTTCTGTAGAAGGGGTAAAGAAAGAACTTTCAGAAAAGGGATTACTGGCCACATTAAACACTATTAATAATGCGTTTCAAAAGGCACCAAGTATACTACAGAATATGCAGGCAGAATATTATAAACTACAGTCTGCGATTGCACAAGCAGAAGAAAAGCTTGAAAAGACCAAGGCTACATATGGAGAGAACTCAGAAGAAGCCAAGGCAGCAGCAGGAGAGCTAAAATACCTTCAAAAAGAAGAAAAGGCTTTAGCAAAGAGTTTAGATAGGTCTTCAATCCTTATTGGAGATGGATTCGGAGGATTTTTTGGAAATGTAAGGGCTCTTGTAGGTGCTCTTGCCTTAACAGGAGAAAATAGTGAAAGGGTTAAAGAACTCTTTTCAGAGATGTCTCAAACAACACCTGCTGAAGTAGACAAAGCTTTTAGCACTGTTGCAGATTCTGCGCAATTTACTTTGAACCAAGCCCTTGCTACTACAAAGACAGCCCTTTTAGAACTAAGTCAAAGCGTGCTCCCACCCTTTGTCGAAGTTCTTAAAAGTGTCTCAAGCATTATAAAGGAAGTCACAGATTGGTTCAATGGCTTAGATGAAAATACTAAGAAAACAGCTGTAACGATAGCTACTGTTTTTGCAGCTACAGGGCCTGCTTTACTTGCTATCTCGGGTATGATAAGCACTGTAAATAACTTGGTAAATACTTTTAAGTCTTTAGGGGAAATTGTGGCAAGTGGTAGCCCTCTTGGCATTGCCTTATTAGCTCTTGGCGCTGTTATAACAGCTTATACTACAAACTTCTTAGGGTTCAGGGATGCTGTAAATTATGTGAAAGATGCTCTTATAAAACTACCTGGGGTCTTGGAGGACCTAATAAAATCTGTTGGAACTGCGCTTAGTAATCTAACTCAGGTATGGGAGACCAAATGGAATAAATTCAAACAGGACGTAGACAATGCTTGGTCAAGTTTCAAAAATTCTTTTACACAAAAAATAAACGTTACGATAGATTTTGTCTCAGACGTGTCCTCTAAAATAAGGGAATGGTGGAACGATATTTTGCTTCAAATAATGGAATGGATAAATAAAAACACTCCTGACGTTCTCAAAAAAACGTTAGGTTTGGATTTCCGTGTACAGATTCGGCAAATTAAAACAGAAAAATATAAAGATATAGGGCAACAAATTGGAGATGCTCTAGGGGAGCAAGCCAAATCACAACTCACAAAGACTTTTGGGAAAGACTGGCTTGCAGACTTAAGGAAGGCTGTTGGCAAAGACTTACCAACCACGGTACAGCAGATATCTAAGCTGTTTAAGCAAGCAAAAATAAACGTCTCTGAAGAAACTATTGAACTCGTAGCGAAATTATTGCTTGAATACAACAAACTTTATATGGAACTTGTAGGTGGTTCAATAATCCCAGACTTGGTCTTTGAAACATTGGATTTATTTGAAATATTAAATGCTTCTTTGGTGGCAGGGACAGAGTATACCGTAGATAAAATTGCAGAAAAATGGGAGAGCCTTAGACCAGGAACATTTCTGTTTGGAGTAGGAGGCGA